GACAAGGCCCGAAGGCCGTGGAGGAGCCGCAAGTTCCGATGACCTGGTGCGCGGTCTGTCCACCTGCAGCGCTGAATGTCTGCGTGCCGCTAGCGGTCAACGGATTAGGCGAAGCAGTAAGCCAGGAAGGCAGCGTCCAAGTGATACTTCCGATCCCGGTGCCAGTACCAGAAAATACGCAAGAGTCCCCAGTGCAGTCGACACCCGGCCCAGAGAAGGTGAAGTCTCCGGTAACAGAGTTGATGCTGCCGACGCCGACGACGCCTACTTGCTGCCAAGTAGGCGAAGCACCCTTGCACTGATACACGCCAGCCTGCGACCCAAGAGTGTCAATCGTCAGGTAGTTGGGCAGGTTGCAAGTACCAGTAGGCGCGAAGCCCTGATAAACGACCATGCCAGCAGTGGGCGGAGCCTGCGCCTTCACTACCTTACAACCGGTCAACAGGAGAAAGGTCAAGGACACTACATACAAAAGATTCTTACGCACTAGAGGCTCCTTCTACTTCTTGGGCCCTTGCTTTATTGAGTTATTGGAATACAGCGATTACGCCGTCCCAATTCCCGGCGCTGCTGGCCGTTAGTGTCCCTACTGCCCCAGAAGTGGATGGTATGACCGAAAGGTCTTCGCGCATCGGTTGCTGGTTGACCTGGGCTAAAGAAGTGCTGGCGCACAGAACTAAGAATACAGCAAGAAGAAACTTACGCACACGCGCTCCCTTACGCCGCGCTGCGTCCTTCCAGTCCAACGGCGATTTGTTTAAATTGTTGTTTAGTCATAACCTGGATGGCACCCTTCCAATAAATACGCGCCGGGAAGGCGATGTCATCGAGTGTTAGTATGGGAATGATGACACAGCGACAGTTGTAGATTTCGCCAGCGTGGTAGTTACCTTGCGACTTCTCACAAATGAGCCCTTCTGGGCTGGGCGCGGAAGACCAAGGCACGATGACTCCATTCATGTTTTTGTGAGAAGCACGGGTACGCTGGTCTTGGGACGTCTCCCACTGGTACCACTGGATGCTGAGGCGCTCGCAGCGTGCCTCGGTTAGGGCCGAAGACGCTTTGGCGGTCTCGGTACGCGATATAAGGTGAGTACGCGACCGAAGGAGTTCAGGAAATCGCTTGGCGTACATCTTCGCGATAGTCTTAGGTCTTGCTCCGCTCTGCTGCGCTCTAGCGACTTCTTGAGTAAGTGTAGACGCGGCATCCAAAGATAACGAGGAGATGAGCGCTGCGTTCTCGCGGATAAGGGACTGTACTCGTGAGCCAGTGGCGCCCTCCATCTCAGTTTGTAATGCCTTGTAGAGCATCTGGGCCCTGGATGAGCGCGCGGCTGCTGCGCGCCACGTCTTGGCGTTCTTGACGTTGATATGGAAGATCATGCGCTTCGCAAGCAGTTCGGATGCGGCCTGGATGTCAGGTAACTGAGAACGTGCAGCGAGTCGCGCCACCCACTGGGCGAAGGTCTCCTCGTGTTTCTTTACGACGAGCACCTTACCGGTGATCTTTCGAATGCCTTGCTCGTACGCCCGTTGAAGCCGCTGCGTCGGGCCGAACTCGGGTGGTTTCTTAGTACTTGGAGCCACGGTCTACACCGCCAGTATTTCACCGTTAGGTAGGACAATGATTTCCTTAGTGTCGGTAGAGCTAAGGATGGCCTCTAGCTCGTAGATCGTAGGCCGCCGCGTTGGGTGCTTCTTGAGACGGCGCGCGGAGAGTTTATACAGTAGCAACCACATCTTTTGCATTTAGTACCTCACCGATGATCGGGCCGAACTCTGGTGGTTTAGGTCTCCCAGTCTTTAATTCTTGGGTCACCGGTAAACTCCTTTGAACGCCTTCTTAATCGCCGCTGCATTCTTACCAAACTTACCATTGCCGACATCGAGAACGAACTGCAAGCTGTAACCATACTTGGCTGCGATGTCCTTGGCCTTGTGACCATTATTCATCTCTACAAGAATCTGCATAGCAGAACCAACGTCGGTGTCACGGTCAAAGGGTGAGGCGTCGCGCACGCCCATCTTACGTCGAATGTTTGCTGGTAATTGCTTTGCAATTGCATTCATCTTACTGAGTAAGTCTTCTGCTTCTTTTACAGCTTTTGCAATTTCAGGCTCTACGTTTGCACCGCGACCCATGCTTGGGCTGCGCATGATTCTACTCGTAAGCATGCCACGCCGCTTGCCTAGTTTGTCGTACTCAGCAAGCAAAGTTGTTTCGTCAACATCGCCCACAGGCTTCAGCATGTCCCTCGCAAGACTCTTCTTACCAAACATGTTGCTAGGGTCTTCTTTAGTATTAAGCTTCTGTACACGGAAAGAGTGCCAACCGTCCTTCGACGCCGCAGCCTTTACGCGTTCAACATCAGCTGAACTTTTAGCTTGTGTATACAGAATTTGCGCGTGTAGTTGATCCTTCTTACCTTTAGGTACTCCCCAAAGAATCAACTCCTCTGCATCCCCCGTCCGTCCCTTAAGCAACGAATGAATTAGCTTGGCCTCTTTACCACCGATGCGCTTGTCCTTGTTGATTTCCTTCTGGACGGCTTCGGCGTTGTACTTCGGTGAGACTGGCTTCACCTCATCGTCCTTCGTCCGGTACGGCTGTGCTGCCATCTCCTTACGCTCCTTGGGGTCGGCGACGGAGAGTAGCTTGGCGGGTTGCTTAGGTTTCTCTGCGAGGTGGTAGGTGACCTCGACGTCCTCAACGGGCAGGACGGCTTCATCCTTCGCAGGTTCGGTGTTATTTACCTTATGAATGGCCACGCTAACCTTTCCACCCGCATTACTCAAGGCACGCGAAGCTTCAGACGCCGTACAAAACGTTTCCGTCATGATCTCACGGACTTTGTCCTCACGTGACTTCGTCTGTCCATGAACGTACTTCTTCGGTAATGCCATCTCACCCCTCCAGTATCTGTGCTACATCTAACTCCGGTAGCATCCAGTTTACTACGTTCCCAGGACGCCAGAAGATGCGCGCACCGACTGCCTTGCCCGTTTCGACGGCCTCGCGGCAGGTGGTTGTTCTAGTGGCGGCGATAGGTGCTGGAGCGGGCTTCTTTCTCACTTTATTTCATCCTTCAAAAACTTGTTGAGCTTGTCGGTAAGATGACCAAGATGGTAGGCGAACGTCTCATCGTCGTTGCGCACACCTAGCACCTTGAACATATGACGGATGGCATGCGAGGCTTCGTGTACGACCCAGCGATTGGTGACCGAGCCTCGTTCGAACAAGAGCCAGCAGCGCAGCGACTTCTTAGGGTGTTCGACGAACAGCGCGCCGTCGTTAACACTGCACTCAGCTCCGCAGGCCCGTGCCGTCTTCACCAAGTTCTTCGCTACAATGACTGTTACGGTGAAGTTCTCGAATACTGGGAACCTGATCTTGGTGCGTTTGTTTCTTATTCTTTTTTGAAGAACAGCAACCATGCGACCCACCCCATAATCAGCAAGCCCACGGTACTCGCACCCAATAAGGCCCAACACATCGTTTCCGCGTACAACCGAAAAGAAGCCTCGTCCATCACCCACCAAACCTTTTCTCGTACTTGCCCCGGTCGTAGAACGGGTTCCAATCTACTGCGAATTTAGTCACGTCGCCGGTATCGTCCTGGCCGATGGTGACAATGTTGAACCCGACGTGTACTGCTATCTTGTTCTTCCGCAGGAACATGGTCTGATCACATGTACATGCTGTCTGCAGCACGTAAATCTCGCGCGGGTAGCCGAAGTCGAATTTGTGGTAATGTCCAGCCAGGAGGATACGCGGCTTCTCGCCTCCCTGGTAGCTCTCCACCAGCTTCTGCAGCGCGTAGGAGGTCGCGTAGGCGCTCCCGCCGCCCGGATGGACGATACGCATACACGCGAAGCCGCCGCCCGGTACGGTGAGCTTGACGTCGCACTCGCCGTAGCCTAGATAATGGAGGTCGCTGCGGCCCTGGTCTTTGGCGTCGGACTCGAACAGCTTACCAAACTGGATGCGTTCGCGCTGATAGTACCAGCCCTCGTGGTCGTCACCGTCTATGAAGTGGGTGGTGATACCCTTGCGCTGTGGGTAGTTGTCGATGGCGTAGTCGATCTGCGACTGTAGGCCGGGACGTACGATAAGCTCGGTCTTGTTGAATCGGGCCTCACCGTCTACGTAGTTGCCAGTGTTGTAGACGTCCGTGATGCCTTCTTCGAGGAAGCGATCGTACGCGGTGTTGAGCACATCCAACCGAGAGTGTTTGTTGCACAAGTGGTTGTCGCCGACGACGCCTATCTTACGAATGCCAGGCCTGACCTGCGTAACGACGCTCTGCGGCTCGATGTGTATGGCGTGGTGCAAGTCCCAGCGCCCGTCCTTCTCGAACAGTAGCGCACCTTTCGCGCGTAACTCCGTCAGCAGTACCTCGACCCGCCGTGGCGAGGTGTCGAGGATGTCGGCTAACTCCATCACGTTGCGCGGCCCCTTGAGCAGGGCCTTGCGCACCTCGACCATGCCGGTGGTGTCTGGCTCTAAGACTTTGGGAGGCGTTTCGGGCACAACGTACTCCGCTGCTTTGGCCGCTGCCGCTGCGCTTTTCTTGTACGTTGGCGTATTCGGCCCTACCAGCAGGCCTCTACTGATGCGCGATATCGTGGTCTCAGACGCGCCTAGCTTGGCCGCGATCAGCGGTTGCGTGACGCCAGCTGCCAACAGCTCTTTTACCGCATTGACTTGCTCAGCAGACAAACGATGGCCCTTAGGCAAGAAACTACCCTCAATTCCTGCGGCCTGGGCCGCGAGAGGTTTGTGGTTCTCCTACGAGGCCAGAGGCCAAGGAACAGACGAGAGACTAGGACTTTGCCTTCAAGTACCACAGTACTGCGCAACCTACAACTACCGCCCACAGCGCTTCGATCAGCACTGTCCGGCTTCTTTCATCATGCCCTTGATGCCGTCCACGTACGCCTCGGGCAGCCAGATGTAAGTGAATGACTGCTGCTCGACCAAGTCAGACGTTTTCTGCTTGAATACTTTGCCATGCGCTAGCCTCAGATGGAGGACACCCTCCACGGGCGCGCCAGCGTCCTTGAGCTTAGCAAGGATGAGCTGACTGTAGACGTATGGGTTGAACTGACCTGGGCCCACCTGCGTGGTAACGAACAGGGCCTGGATGTCCTCGGTGCTTATCTCGCACGTTACCGGCTTAGGCCCAGCGAGGATTTCCTGTACTACTTCCTTCTCGTATGTCTCGCTCATCTTTACGCTCCTTACTTCGTAAAAATTGGATGATTATCCCCTCTATGCGACTTGGGCGATGAATCGTTCGGGTTCGGGCTCATTGAGGTTGATCTCTTCTATCTGGATGTTCAGCATGATTTCTATCGGCTTTTCTTTCGCCGATGCCTGAGTGAATTTTTTCCATACATCAAGGGGTGCTGCCGAAGAAAAAAGATTACGTACATTGTCGTGCTTAATTGCAAAAGAAATCTCGTCCTCTAAAAGCTCCTTTATCATGCTTACGACGGTCTCTCGATCATCCGCTGTTACAACACTGCCAGTTTCTAGGCAGTGGGCGACAAAAGCTCCAAATCTTTTGTAGAACTCTACTAGAACCCTAAGGTCGAATAGAGGGTACTTCCGTGTGGCTGTCATGACGTGTCCTCCACGTAGATTTTTAGAAGTTGGATATCAACTCTCTCCCCCCGCCGGCCCAAAGGACAATCGTTTATATGATAGTGACTGACTACACTCGGGCTTAGGCAAAACGAGCAAAGCGGGGGAACAGGGCTCTGGCGGGAATTGTCCCCAAAGGAGCCTTGCCAGTTGCGGAAGATTATCCGCAACGCTTACCAGTTTGCTAGCCTGCACGGTCGATTCCATGAATTCAATCACTAATTGAATATCAGAATCTATTTCTAGTCTGCGCTGCCCTGTCACGGTAATTTGCATGTTAACTCCTTAGTAATCTCTGTGTCAAAGGGATAATCATCAAAAATTGCCGCTACGCCACCGAGTCCGTGCAGACTCAATTAAACGTAGCGGCCCCAGGAGTAGTTGTTAGGCGATGCGTGCGAAGGTGCCGCCAGTGACGTCGTCGGTGATGCCCTCTTCGGTCACGGTGCCGGAGATGTTGACCACGGTGCCGTCAACGTTCTTGTACGACCAGGTAACGGTGATGTCCTCGCCGCCGTCCTGTCCGATGACCGGTGCAGCCGTGGAGGGGATGTCGGCATCGATGATGGTGGGGTCGCTCGAGTCGATGGCAACGGGGAAGTTGGCCGGGTCGCTCGACACGACGCTGGCGCTGCCCGGAACCAGCGCGAAGGGTGTGGTGGTGAAGGTGAGGGTGACCTGGAACTTCGCATTCACGCCAGGCTGGAGAGGTGGAAACGGATTTGGTGTTGAACCTGTACCCATGATGTTGCTCCTTATTCTATGCGGGCGATTGAGCCGCCCGTAACGTTGTCCTTCGTCCTTTGTCGTAGGAGGTGGATAAGCTCACGGAGCAGCTTATTGAACTCCCTGAATTCGAGTACGATGGCCCAGATGGCTTCGTGCATTGGATGGAGAGGCTCCCTCCTTTTATATTCTAGAACGGGCACGAGTGAGTTACGAGGCACGCCACGTTCACAGCAGTCGTACCGTACGCGCCCAGCTTTGTGTACCAAGGCTTCGGCGCAGTAAGTGCGTCGGCTTCTTTATGGATGTCCGCTGCGATGCCTGCTCCGTGCTTGGAGATGATGGCTAGTTGGTCGGAAGAATCGGCAGAAGACTTTAGAAAGCGTGCAACGTCGGGCGAGCTGACCAGGGTGTTCAAATTCGTAGTGGTGAGGTGAAAGTCGGCGTAGAGCTGGGCCTCTTGCGTGTCGAGAGTGGTGAGGTTCTTGTCCTCGTGATTCGCGGCCACTTCGATCTGACCGAAAGTGCCTCGAATGGTGGAGAGCGCCTTATTGACGTCGGCCAGGGTGCCACATGGCTTGAACGGGCGGGAACTTACCCCTTCGTCCGAAGCGTCCGCAGCACCGCATGGCCGGTTCACGTTGTCTAACGTCGCGTCAATTTCGTTGGTGATCTGTTGTGTATTTTTCGAGAAGCGGGTTATTGCCGGCCCTAATGTCTTGAGTTGGACTTGGCTTGCTTGTAGTGTACGCACCACCTCGGGACTGACCTGATTGATCGTACCGAACGTGGTGTTGAGTGCAGCAAGAGAACCGTTAACACGGAGACAAGTGCGACTAAAGCTATCCGAAGCAGTAACACACGCGAACCCCGCAGCGAGCAGGAAAACGCCCAGACAGGCGACACCAAAAGACTTCACTTTCTCGTACGCTGTCATGACGTCCTCTCAAAGCCTCCTCAGCTTCCTAAAGGCAACCGTCCCAGGTAGCGGGCATCGGTACTGAGGACGAGCCAACTTTACGCCTTGACCGCTGCGGCCTGGGCCGTGGTCGGAGCAGCAGAGATGGCCGAGTACGCCGTGCCGATGGCCTGACCGAGCAGGCCGACTTCGGACACTGCCTTGGTGATGGCCGCGATGGTGACTGTACTCTTCACTTCGCCTGCAGCGAGCAGCGAACTCAGGTCGGACTGCACCGCTGTGAAGATGGAGGCCGCCGTGGGTGTCG